ATGATCACTCGAGACAAACTGCGGCGGGTCGAGGTTCGGCAAGGCGAGGGCTGGGTGGAGTGCGCCCTGGACCAGCTGGAGCCGGGGGACACCTTTCGGATGTTCGAGCAGGACGGAACACCGGCACACGACGGCCTCAACTGGCGAGTGTTGGCGACGCCGGGCGTTCAGGTCGAAATCCTAACTCCAGCGACGTCCGCCATCGAGCTCGAGGCTGGCCGATGACGTGCACCTGCACACCCCAGACGCAACGGCTTCTGCGTGAGCAGAACACGGTGTTGATCATCCCGCTGTTCGGCGGTCCGCCACGCGCGGTGGTCACGACCGACAAGCTCGACACCAAGGTCCGCGGCCGCGCCAAGGTCGTCGTCGCCCCCTTCTGCCCGCTCTGCGGCGAGATCAACGAGCCGCAGCCTGCTGTCGCAGCGCCCGGATCTCTCGCGGATCTAGCAGCCGCCCTGCCCTCCGCCGAAGCTCTTGACCGAGTGGATCGCAGAGTCCTGCTGGATGACGGCGCCGAGGGTGGCGCATGATTGGGTCCAGGCAATTGAAGAGCCGGACGCTCTCGCGCGCTGAGCTCGAGGCGCGTTTGGCGGATCACGAGGCTGCCCTACTCTCGGAAGATCCCCAACGGATCGAGGCTGCACAACTCGCCTGCAGCGTGGCGCTCGAGCGCCACCTCGACGCCAATGCCGCCTTTGTCCGCGTCCTTCTGGCTGAGATCTCCTGATGGCGGTGGGCGTCCCCTTCCCCCAGTCCAATCTGGTGCTGACCGCGCCAACGGCCGAAGACGCTCTGGCGGGCAACGTCTACGACCTCCACGTCCATGTATGGCGCGACCTGGACGGGGCCGGGCACGTGCTCAGCAAGTGGCAGTTCTCAGCCGATGAACTCTCGGAGTTGCAGCGCAACGGCGGCGTGCTTTGGTTCCACTGCTGGGGCGACACCCACCCGCCGATCGGCATCGAGGTGGAGGATCCGTTTGCCGCGAGGCAGACATGACGTCGCTCATCGCCCATCTGATCTCGATCAGCCGGCTGGCCTCGGATCCGACCGTCCGTGACCGGGCCAAATTCCTGCGCGTTGTTCTCCCCTTGCGTCCAGAGCAGGCCCGCATAGTCGAGCAGATCTGGTACGGGCGATCCTGATGGCGGTGGGCGCGCCCTTGGCGAAGGAGCAGCTCCAGCAAGACCCTAGGGTCTTGCCTGAGCGCTGCTGCCCCGAGTGTCGGACGGCATTCCAGGCGCGTCGGGCCGACCAGGCCTATTGCTCGAGCCGTTGTAACGATGCCGCCGGCCGCCGCGAGCTCGCGCGGGCCCGGCGGGTCTACCGCGCCCTCTATCACTTCCGGCTCTGGCCCCGGATCAACGCGGGCGCGAACTTCCGCTTCATCTGCCGGGAGGTCTCGGCATGGATCCGTGAGGACCGCGAGATGCAACGCCTGCCGCCGCCGCCGCACGACCACGATAGCAACCGCGGGCACGAGCGGCCGGGCCGCAAGGTGAGGCTGTAGAGTGCCCTGTACTATCACCACCCTACCTGGCGGCCAGCGCGCGATCGTATGCACAAGCCGGGGGCACCTGCCCCGCTGCGCCTGCGGGGCCAGGGCGCCCTTGCTTTGCGACTGGAAGGTCGAGGGCGGCACCTGCAGCAAACCGATCTGCACCAGGTGCTCGACCAAGCCGGGGCCCGATAAGGATCTCTGCCGGGAGCACGCTGCGGCCTGGGAGGACTGGAAGCGGCGGCGCGCAGCGGCGGGGCCGTCGTGAGATTGCGCACAGCCAACTGCCGACGCCGACGGGCCGTTCGCCGCCGGACGGCGGGGCCGTGGACGCCCTTTCACCTCGGCATCGACTTCGGAGCGACCGATCTCCTCGGGTGCGCCGTAGTCATGATCAGGCCGCGACAAATCGGAAAGACGCATGCCTTGAAGGTGCTTTCGGTTTTCACGGGCTTGGACACTGAGTCGAGGGCAAAGGCTTGGCTGGACGCGAGGCCCTGGTTGAAGGCTCCACCACGGGCGGATCGCGCATAGAACCGCGTAGCGCCCACGGAGGCAGAGCAGCCCGGCCTCCGGCAGAGCCAGCCGCGCCCTGGCTGGCCGCCCCCCGGCCACCGAGAACAGGGGGCGAACGCGGACCCCTGCGTACTTTTCCGCACATTAAGCCGGCGGGCGCGGCGGGGGCTGCAGCGCGTTCCATGGGGTGACCTGGGGGTGGCGCCCCTCGACGTTCCTGTTATGTTCTCATGCATGACCGAGGACCAGTCGCTGGCCCTGCTCGAGCTCGCGTGGGCGGCGGAAGAGGTGGGGATTTCGCCCGAGGGCTTTGGCAGCGTGCTGCTGCTCACGCGCCGGTGCACGGACATGTACACCCCCGCCGCGCTCGTCGAGGCCTGCCCTCACCTCCGCGTCGGCGTGACCTGGGCCCACAGCCGTCATCGGTTCGGCGGCGAGGCCATCGGCCAGTACCTGGACTGGACCATCCTCGTCTGGCCGAAGGGTGAGGAAGAGATCCTACGACAACGCCCCCGGCCGGGGAGGCCGAGGGCGTAATAGGGGGCTCGCTAGCCGGGGGGATGACCGCGAGCCGGATGTACAACACCGAGCGGCCGGGGTGGTTCCCTAGGCCGCAGCGCCAGGCGCTCTCGCCGGCGACGACATCGGCTCCCATGGCCGCCAGCGCACGACCTCCTCGCCAAGCCAGTCGTTGATGCCCTCGAACTTGGTCTGCAGGGGTTCGATCTCGTTGCGGAAGAAGACGTCGGTGGCCTTGCCGATATCCCCGAACCCGCCGGCATTGGCCGGCACGATCCCGAGGATCTGCGGCGGCACCCGGTGCGCCGCCAGGACATCGTCGCGTGAGGTGTTCTTCACGCCCAGGAACTCGTCCTTCGCCGCCACCTCGCTGATCGGGATCAGCTTCAAGCTTTCGGGCTTGCCGTTGGGCATGTGGACAAACATGTTCCGGAAGTTCCCCACCCCCTTGGAGTCCTTCAGCGCGGTCTTGATCTTCTCCTGCGACGGCTGGTCCAGGGTCGCGTCGGTGGCCAGCAGGATGAAGCCCGCATGGCTGCCGTTGTCGTAGTAGCGCCGGCGGAAGATCGTCGCGCTCTCGTTCAGGAACGCCGACTGCAGCGCGCTGATGTACTCAGGCAGGCCGTAGATATCCTGGTGGACGTCGGCCTCCATCAGCTGGTGGACCGAGCCCTTCTCGAACTTGTGCTCCTGGGCCAGCTGGCCGGCAAAGCCGACGAACCCATGGACCTGGAAGAGTTCGCCGGGCTCGAGCCCGCGCCGAACATACTTGGCCAGCGGCCGCTCGACGTGGTGCGCCCGGCCGGTCACCGCGCGCCGCAGCTCCGGATAGGCGTTCCCGAACACCAGGTAGTCCAGCGCCAGGGCGCCGAGGGCGTCGCGCGACAGCATCCGCGTCGGCTCGAACGTGCGGCGCAGCAGGTTGACCTTCACGCGGATGGCGCTCTCATGATGCGACCCCACCCGCAAGGTGCGCGCCAGGGCGGCCGTCGAGATGGGCGTCTCGTACCAGCGGCCGTTGGACCAGCACTCCAGGTACTCGAGCAGATCCCGGCGGCTCATGACCGGCTCTGGATCTCCGAACGCGAAGGCGACCACACCCGGGTCGGCCGAGCTCTCCGCTGCGTTGTCGGTCACTAGTAGATCTCCACGGTATTGGAGTTGCCCAGGCCATGCGGGGCCTCGAGCGGCTCGTTGATCAGGGTGTGCATGAGGGCCCAGGCCAGGTCGGCGTGGCCGGTCTCGTCGGTGCGGCCGGCCTCATAGGTGATGCCCCGGCCGCTGGCGGTCACCGCCTTGCGGATAGCCATCAGGCTCTGGGCCAGGGCCGTCTCGCCGGCGTCGAACTCGAGGCGGTGCGAGCGGATGACGTCATAGGCCTTCAGCACCATCCGCTGCTTGTCGGCCGGCGTGTATCCGACAGCCACGGCGCCCGGGAAGAAGGCCTTCACCAGCTGCATGACGGCCAGGCCGATGCCGTTGGCGTCGATGGCGATGTGCTCGACCTCATAGCGGTCGCAGACGGCCTTGATGGCCATCGCCTGGGCCGGGAAGTCCAGGCCGCGGAACTGCTGCTTCTCCAGGACCCGGAACTTGCCGCCCGGCCGGCTCGGCGGGGCGATGACGATCAGGGCCGCGCTGTCGCCGGTGGCGCTGGGGTCGTAGCCGATCCAGACCGGGGTGCGGCCGAACGGCCGGCGGCCCATGTCCAGCGCCAGCCAGTCCACATCGACCCACTCTTCGAAGGCGTCGATCATGCACGGCTGCAGCAGGCTGAGCGGGAAGACCGACCGGGTGTCGTCGATGAACTGGCAGAGGTAGAGGTTGGCGAAGTCGGCCGGGTTGTTCTCGAGCTGAAGCTCCTCGACGTCGAACATCGACATGCCGCCGGCGATCGCGTCGTAGATGTTCAGGATCTGGCGATAGACCCGGTCTTCGCAGAGGCGCCCGTCGCGAAGGGCCTCATGGCTGACGTCGATCGAGACCCGGCGATCCTTCGCCCGGCCGCGGTTGAACTCCTCGCCGCTCCAGAAGGCATAGGCCTCGTGCTGGATGCTCGAGGGCGTGGAAAAATAGGTTCGGCGCCAGTGGGAGTGGGTCGCCATGGCCCGCGCCAGCTTGTTCAACTCGCGGAATCGGAAGGTCCAGAAGAACTCGTCGAAGTAGAAATTGCCGTGATAGCCCTGCGCCGTCCGGGCGTTGGTGCCCAGGAAGTAGAGCTCGGCGCCCTGCCGGCCCTCCATCGGCGGCAGTATGATCGGGTCGCCGCGCAGCTCGACGTCGACGCGCTCGGCCAGCTGGCAGATATAGGTCCGGAACACCCGCGCCTGATTGCGCGAGGCCGACAGGAAGATCTGGTTGCCGCCGCCGGTCAGCGCGTCGTCGAAGGCCTCCCTTGCGAAGTAGAAGGTCGCGCCGGTCTGGCGCGACTTGAGCAGCGCCCGGGTCCGCATGTTGCGGTTGGCCAGCCAGTCGTTCTGGTAGGAGAAGTTCTCCTCGCGGAAGATCCGCCCGATCTCAGCGATTTGGCTTTCGGTGAAGGTGTTTGGCGCGGGCCGGGCCCGGCGCGCCTTCTTGTTGCGCTCGCTGACCTTGGGATTGAGGTCGCCCTCGTGGCCGCCTGGCTCCCCATATCGACGGACCCGCGCCAGGCGCTCCATCTGGCGGGTCAGGAGGTCGATCTCCTTGAAGTCGGACCCGGTCTTCGGCTCCTTCAGGACCAGCTGGATGATCCGGGCCTCGAGCACGCCCTCGATCCGGTCGATCGGCTTGGCGGTCTCCCAGCCATCCCGCCCCTTCCAGCTGGCGATCGTCGGCATGGGCAGATGCAGCCGCTCGGCGATATCGACCAGGCGCCAGCCGGTCCAATACAGCCACTTCGCCTCCCGACGGGGGTCAAACGCCGGCGGCGCGATGCTCTGTGAAGGGGCCTGATCCATTGGCGCGGAGCCTGCCCGCGCCCTCCCCTGCGCCCGACCGTGGCCTGTCGGGACGCCCCGCTACCCGACAGGAGGACTTTGCCTATCGCCTCGGTCGCCGGTTCTGCGCCTGCTCCTTCGGCGTCGCCCAGCGGCAGTTGCCGGGCTCGTAGTCGCCATCGCCGTCTAGGCGGTCGAGGGTCGTGCCTTCTGGGCGCGGGCCCATGTCCCGCAGGAAAGCCTGAAAGTCAGCCCGCCAGACAGGATGCATCTGGATGCCTCGACCGCCGTAGTGCTCATAGTTGGCATAGTTAGGGTTCTCGCACCGACCGATGGCGGATCGCCAGCTACGGTAGGTGGGTGTTGAACGATATTCGGACCGATGGGTGTGCTTAGTGGCTAGTTTCTTCCTCGTATCGACGCGCAAGCATCCGCAGCTCTGCGTCTCCCCGGCCGTGACTAGGCTGGAATACTTGACGACTTCAACGCCGCAGTCACAGCGGAAGAGCCATCGCGTGCGCTTTGCCTCAAGGTTCTCTACTCGCCTGACGCCCACCAAGCGCCCGAACCTCCGTCCGCCTAGATCCCGGAAATGGTTCGCCATCAGCGCCGCGCGAGCGCATCCAGCGCCTTCGCGGCCTCAAGGAACTGGCCCCAGGCCTGCTCAGGCACCTGAACCCAGATGTGGCCCGGCTGCAGGGCGGGCATGGCCGCCGCCTTCGGTGGGCTGGCGATCACGGGGGCGGCCACCAAGGCGGCGAACAGCGAGCGGCGATCAAGCGGCATGACGCACCTCGCCGGCGGAGGCTTCACCCAGGACGATCTCGACCTCTTGCAGCAGCAGGGCAAGCGTCTCGGTGTCGAGGTAGCGCTCGGCGACGCCGCGCTCCAGCACTGATCGAACGCCTTCGATGTGGCGCCGGGCAGCCTCCCCCATGCTCCAATCGAGCGGCATGAGCGAGTCGGGTGTATAGACTTGGGCAGCTTGCGCCATGGGGTTCCATCCCTGGTTCGAGTTAGGGCCGTTGCAAGGGTGCCAGCCCTTGCTTCGGTCCGCACTTTCTAGTACGGGAAACGAGACATGTCAAACGTTTCTAATACGAGAAAGACCGGGCGGCCGCGGGTAGATGCGGTGCAGCTAAGCGTCCGCGTCCCTCCCGACCAACTCGCCGCATTGGATGCGTGGATCACGGCCCAGCCCGATCCGAAACCCTCGCGGCCCGAAGCTATGCGCCGCCTAGTAGTCGCCGCCCTGAGCCGCTGACGAACCTCGTCACCATGTCGGGACGCCCTGCTACCCGACAGACCAAAGTTGAGCCGACCTCCAATCCCAGAGCCCCCTGCAGGCGATCAATGTGTTCGCCAACAGGAGCCGCTCAGGCATGCCTCGCTCAAAATTTTTCCGCGTCGCCGTCGAGGGCGCCACCGCCTCGGACGGCCGCACGATCGAGAAGTCCTGGCTGACTGACATCGCCGCCACCTACAATCATGCCACCTATGGCGCCCGGGTGAACCTGGAACACATCCGCGGCTTCTCCGGCGACGGCCCCTTCAAGGCCTATGGCGACATCCTCGCCGTCCGGACGCAGGAAGACGACATCGAAATCGGCGGCAAGGTCCAGAAGCGCACCGCTCTGTACGCCCAGATCGACCCCACCGACGACCTGGTGGCCCTGACCAAGAAGCGGCAGAAGATCTACACCTCCATCGAGGTCGCGCCCGACTTCGCCAAGTCCGGCAAGGCCGGTCTGGTCGGCCTCGCGGCCACCGACAACCCCGCCAGCCTCGGCACCGACATCCTCGCCTTCAGCGCCAAGACCGGCGACGCCGCGGCCGCGGCCGTGAAGGCCTCCCTGGATGGTCGCAAGCAGGACGCCGCCAACATCTTCTCCTCGACCCTGGAGACCACCATCGAGCTCGAGCCCGAAGAGGCCGAGACCGCGAGCCTGGGCGCCCAGATCGGGAGCGTCCTGAAGGAGATTTTCGGGGCCGCCGCCCCGAAGCCGGAGATCAAGCCCGAGCCGAAGCCCGAGGCCGCGCCGGCGGCCGACGTGGCCGCCCTGAGCGCCGCCATGGAGACGAGCTTCGCCAAGTTCTCCGACCTGGTGGAAGCCAAGCTGAAGCCGATCTCCGACGCCGTTTCGGCGCTGCGCTCCGACCACGACACGCTCAAGGGCGAACTCGACAAGACCGAGGACCTCTCGTCGAAGCGCCCGCCCGTCAGCGGGACCGGCGGCGAGATCATCCAGACCGACTGCTGATCGCCGTCAGCCTCACCGCCCCACCTGCTCCTCTCGCCCCACGGACCCCGTAAATGCTCAGAGAAACCCGCAAGGCCTTCAACGCCTACCTGGATCGCCAGGCCGAGTTGAACGGCGAGGACCGCGAAACCGTCCGCGGCGGCAAGGCCTTCACTGTCGAGCCCTCCATCCAGCAGAAGCTCAATGACAAGCAGCAGGAGTCCTCGGGCTTCCTGCAGCGCGTCAACATCTCGCCCGTGGACGAGATGAAGGGCGAGAAGCTCGGCCTGGGCGTCAGCGGCCCGCTGGCCGGCCGCACCAACACCGCCGGCGGCACCAAGCGGACCACCACGGACCCGTCTGGCCTGGACGCCCTGGGCTACGAGTGCAAGCAGACCAACTCCGACACCCACATCCGCTACGCCAAGCTCGACATGTGGGCGAAGTTCCCGGACTTCCAGACCCGCATCCGCAACCAGATCCTGACGCGCCAGGCCCTGGACCGGATCATGATCGGGTGGAACGGCACCTCGGCCGCCGCCACGACCAACAAGGGCACCAGCCCGCTCCTGCAGGACGTGAACATCGGCTGGCTGGAGCACATCCGCCAGTACGACGGCGGCGCCCGCTATCTGATGGAAGGCGCCACCGCGGACGTCATCAAGATCGGCGCCGACGCCGAGACCACGGACTATCGCAACGTCGACGCCCTGGTGGTCGACGCCGTGCATAACCTGCTGCCGTCCTGGGCCCGGCAGGATCCTGGCTTGGTCGCCATCCTCGGCGACGACCTGGTGCACGACAAGTTCTTCCCCATGGTGAACTCGAACCTCGAGCCCACCGAGCAGCTGGCGGCCGATCTGATCATCAGCGCCAAGCGCGTGGGTGGGAAGACGGCGGTCACCGTTCCGTTCTTCCCCTCCAATGCGATCCTCATCACCCGCCTGGTGGCTGGCGAGTCGAACCTCTCGATCTACGAGCAGGCCGGCAAGCGCCGCCGGACGGTCGTCGATCGCGCCGAGCTCGATCAGATCGAGACCTACGAGTCCTCGAACGACGCCTACGTGGTCGAGGACTTCGACTTCGCCTGCCTGATCGAAAACATCGAGATCGTCTGAGGCGCACCCCACGCGCCCTAGGCAGCGTTCCCGCCCCCTCGTCCTCCCCCGAGGGGGCGGGGGCTTCGAAAAGCCCCGGCTGCGGCCGGAGCTTCTCAAGGCCCCCGGCCACCGCAGAGAGATCGATCCATGCTCAGCCCCGCCCGCCTGAAGCGAGCCCGCCTGGAAGCCCAGGCCGACGGCGACCCCGAGCGCCTGGCCGCCCTCAAGGCCAAGACGCCGGCCAAGACCGAGCCGCGACCCGCTCCGCCGCCGACCCTGGCTCAGCGCCATCGCGACCGGAGCGCCGGCGCGCTCGCCGCGCTCGCGGGCGCCGAGCCGGCCAATGACAATGACGGGGCCGGCGGCGACGCCCGTGAGCCCACCCCTGCGGTGCTCCAGCGCCTGGCCATGGCCGAAGACCGCCGCCAACTGAAGACCCACCAATCGGTCGAGGCGCGCATTGCGCTGAAGCGCACCCTGCTCCCCAAGTACGAGGCCTATGTCATCGGCCTGGTCGAGGCCGGCGCCGAAGCGCGTCATCAGGATCCGAATTTCCGGGCGCCTCAGGACGACGTCGTCATGAACGTCCTGATCTGGCTGCTGGACGTCGGCGAGCTCGATGACGCCGTTCGCATCTTCGACTTCGCCCTCACCCACGGCTGGGCCATGCCAGCCAACTTCAAGCGCAATCTGCAGACCTTCGTCGCCGAACAGGCGGCCGAGTTCGCCCTGCAGGAGCTCGAGGCCGGCCGCCCGGTCTCCCTGATGGCGCTCAGCGTCCTCGAGGAGCTCGTGCGCGATCGCGACATGCCCGACGAGGTCCGCGCCCGCCTGCACAAGGCCATCGGCCGCGAACTCATGCGCCGCGCCTCCGAGGCGCCTGCCGACGGCGAGGCCAACCAGACCGGCTCCCGCAAGGCGCGCCTCGAGGCCGCCCTTGAGCAGCTGACCCGCGCCCGCGATCTGGACGATCGCTCCGGCTGCAAGGGCGATATCCAACGCATCGAGCGCGAGCTGAAGAAGACGCCGGAGGACCCGCCGGCCGCTGCCGAACCGCCCGCCACGGACACGCCCCCCACCCCCGCCGGCGAGGCCGCGCCTGCCGGCGAGCCCGTCATCATCCACCTCTCCGCCGAACCCACCGGCTAACCTCCTCGCCCCCCAGCGCTCGGCGGCGGGATCGGCATGAGACGGCTTCCTCTCCAGCCTATCTCAGGCCGATCCCCCACCGCCGATGCCGGGGCGGCGGGCGGGCGACGATCCGCATCGAACCAGTGAAGAACCATGAACGGCTTCGTCGCCCCGCCTCCCCTCAATCCCGCCGAGATCCCGCCCGAGCTCGCCGCTGACGTCGTGCTCGACGGCGGCGACTGGTGGCCAGCCATCAATCTGGTCGAGCTTCGCCAGTTGATGCGCGTGGACCCCGCCATCCACGTCGGCCGCCTCCGCGAGGCGGCGATCGGCGCGGTGCTGTCGGTCCGCCGCGAGCTGCGGGACTGGAAAGCCGCCCACCAGGACGCCGGCGTCGCCAGCCTCGAGGACCTGCCCGGCGAAGAGGTCGACGGCCTGGCTGAAGGCGTCTTCCTCTACACCCGGGCTGTCTACTCCAGCGCCGCGGCCGAACTGATCGAGCGCCTGCGCGACCTTGGCACGACCGCCAGCGGCCATGCCCGAGACGACGAGCTCCAGGCCACCGCCGGCGAGCACCGCCGCGCCGAGCGCAGCGCCATCCGGGATCTCCTCGGCGCCACCCGCATCACCGCCGAGCTGCTGTGATGGCGAGAACCGAGCCCGCCAATGACGGCGAGACCCTAGACGCCCTGGTGTGGCGCACAACCGGCCGGGGATCGGCGGCCATCGCCCAGGTCCTCGCCGCCAACCCCGGCCTCGCGGCCCAGGCCCGGGTCATGCCGGCCGGGCTCGAGGTGACCATTCCTGACGCCGCCCTGGCTCCGCCGGCGGCGCCCCTACTGCAGCTGTGGGACTGATCGCATGCCCCACAGCCCGAACCCGAAAAGGAGATCGCCATGAGCGGTCCGCATAGCGTGCTGCGCGACAATGTCGTGGACGGCGCCAAGGCCAGCCCCCTGGTGGGGATTGCCGCCGCCTGGCTGGGCGGGATGTCGATCCATGAGTGGGCGGCCGCCTTCGGCCTGATCTACTCGGCGATCCTGATCTTCGACAAGCTCCGCCAGATGGGCGTGTTCCGGTGGGCCGGCCGCCAGATCGCTCGGCTGACCTCGCTCGGAGGCAAGGTCTGATGTCGGCGCGTCAGAACATCGGACTGAGCGCGGCGGCCATCCTTCTGGCCACCTCGATCGCCGCCCCAATGATCTTCAAGTGGGAAGGCGACGAGCGCGTCGCCTCTCCGGATCCGATCGGCATCCCAACGGCCTGCAGCGGCCATACCCGGGGCGTGGTCCTGGGCCGTCGGTACTCGGCCGAGGAGTGCCGCACCCTCCTGGTGATGGACGCCGCGCAGCACACCGCCGAGATCGCCAACTGCATCAAGGTGGACGTCCCGCCGGAGAGCCTGGCCGCCTTCGGCTCGTTCGCCTTCAACGTCGGCGCGCCAAAGTTCTGCGCCTCAACCATGAACCGCAAGCTCAACGCCGGCGACCTTCTGGGCGCCTGTGCTGAGCTGAGCCGATGGACCTATGCCGGCGGCCGGCAGTTGCGGGGCCTGGTCAACCGGCGCGCCGAAGAGCGGGCCATGTGCGAGCGCGGCGCAGCCAGCCTGAAGGCCGGCTCGTGAGCACGCTCCTCGCCATCCTGGCCGGCCGAGCCGGCCCCTTCCTCGCCGGCGGCGCCGTGATGCTCGTCCTCGTGCTGGCCGCTGCGGTCGGCGTGCAATCCGTCCGCCTGGACCGGGCCAAGAGCGACCTCATCAACCCAGTCACCCAGGCGAGTTGGCAAGACGAGGCCCGGACGAGCGCCGCGGCCCTGGCCACCAGTCTGGCGGATCTGAGCGATTGCCAGCGCCGCCGTGCGAACCAGGAGGCCGCGATCGCCGCCCAGAAGGCCGAGAGCGACCGCAAACTGTCGGCCGCCCTCACCGGGCGGGCCCGGGCGCTCGAGGTCGCGGAGAGCTACCGCAGGACCGTCGATGACGTCCGAGCCTACCAGCCCAAAGGGGCGACCACCTGTGAACGCCGGGCCGATGTGACCGGCATGATCCGCCAGGACCTGGCCCAATGAACCGAGCACTCGCCATCCTGGTCGCGGTGACCTGGCCCCTGATCACCGCCGGATCCTGCGCCACGACCCGCGAGGCCCCTCCGGTCCAGGTCCCGATCGCCGTGTCCTGCATCCCCGATGAACTCGGCCCCCTGCCCGCGGGTCTCGAGACTCGCGAAAGCCTCGCCCGGGCGGCCAGCGACGAGGAGCTCATGAAGCGCCTCTATGCCGATTGGAAGGTCCGCGTCGCGCGCATGCTCGAAACCGAACCCGTGCTCGCGGCCTGCAGGTAGGCCCTGTGTACAAGCCCGCCTCCCTGCGCGAGTACCTGACCGTCGGCATGCCGCACCTCAAGACGGCCGGCGAGCGTCTGCAGGTGCGCGTGGAGAGCGGCCGGGTGGTCGCGGCCTTCGGCCGGGGCCTGTCCTTCGAGTATCGCTACAGCCTGAAGCTGACCTTCCTCGACTTCCTGGATCACGACCAGGACCGGCTCTTCGCACTGATCGTCGCCTGGCTCTCTCGTCACCAGCGCGAGCTGCTGCTGAATTCCGAGCTCGCGGAGAACGCCATCACCTTCGAGGCCGACGACCTGGGCGGCGGAAAGCTGGACGTCGAGATCACCCTGCCGCTGATCGAGCGCGTGCGGGCCCAGCCCCGCGATGGCGGCGGCTACGACCTGGACCACCCGATCGAGGAGGCCATTCCCGAGGACCTGGCCCCGCCGTCGCTGCTCCACGAGCTCTACGCCAACGGCGAACTGCTGATGGCCTGCGAGGCGCACCACCCGGCCGAGCCCTGATGTCGGAGTTCATAGACCTCGAGGCCTGGGCCCACGCCATGGTAGCGGCCCTGTCGCCGGCCGGCCGGCGTCGCCTGCAGGTTCGCCTCGCCCGCGATCTCCGGCGCAGCCAGGCCGGCCGGATCGCCGCCCAGGAGAACCCGGATGGCTCGAGCTTCGAAGCCCGCAAACAGGAGGCGCCGCGATTCCGGGCCCGTCGCAACAAGATCCGCGCCCGCGCGGCCGCCCGAAAGGATGGCGAGCCGATGTTCCGAAAGATCCGCGGGGCCGCCCACCTTCGCGCCGGCGTCGATGCGGAGGGGATCTGGGCCGGCTTCTCCGGACGTGTCGCGCGCATCGCCCTGGTTCACCAGGAGGGCGAGATGGATCAGGTCTATCCCGATGGGCCGCGCGTACGCTATCCCCAGCGGGTCCTGCTGGGCTTCACAGAGGCCGAACGCCGGCACGTCCTCGATGCGATAGCGACCCACATCGACGTTTGAGGTTGTCGGGACGCCCCACTACCCGACAGCCGCCCGTCGCGGTCGCGCGCGGCGAGCGGCGACATGGCGGCAATGCCCGCCCCCTCCGCCTCCTCATCGCTGGATCTCTCGCGCCTGCCGCCCTTCCAGCTGGTGGAGGTCGACTATGAGGCGAGCCTCGCCAAGCTCCTCGAGCGCGTCGGCCAGCGCCTGGCGGCCCGCGGTCTGGAGTTCGACCCCAGCGACGAGACCAATCCGATCGTCATGCTCGCCGAAGAGGTGGCTTACGAGAAGATCCTGGGCCAGCAGGAGACCAACGACGCCGGCAACCAGATGACGGCGGCCTACGGGGTCGGGGCCGCCCTCGATCACGTTGGGGCCACCTATTATGCCGACCTCGGCGATCACGTCCTGCGCCAGGCCGGCGAGAAAGACGACCGCTATCGCCGCCGCCTCATGCTCGCAGCTTCGGCTCGTGTGCCGGGCTCGCTCCTGGGCTACATGTTCTGGGGCCTGACCCTCGGCCCGAACCTCCGCGATGCGCGGGCCCTCAACCACACCTCTGGGCTTGTCAGCCCGGGCACGATCGCACTCATCCTCCTGGGAGACGACGACGACGACGACGACGGCCCCGCCGGCGAAGCCGCCCAGGTGAGCGCGGTGATCGACGGCCTGAATCACCCCGGCCGCAAGCTGGGCACCGACACCCTCGTGATCCGCGCGGCCAAGCGCATGGTCAGTCCGCTCCAGGCCGTGCTCGAGCTCGAGGGCGCTGGGCCCGACGCCAACCTGGTCCTGCAGGAGGCCACCCGCCGCCTCGAAACCTTCATGCTTGAGCGGCGCCGGGTCGGCGCTGTCGTCTCCAGGTCCAGCCTGTCGGCCGCCCTGACCGTCGGCGGCGTACAGCGGGTGCGATTCCTTGCCCCCGCGACCGACCTGATGCCTGGCCCCGACGGCGTCGTTCAACTGAGCGCCATCCAGCTGAGCACGGAGGTCATCAATGGGTGACCTCCGCACGCTGCTGCCCGTCAACAGCCCCGAACTGCTGAAAGCCTTATCTGAAGCGTTCGCCGAACATCTCCAGACCGAAGACACAGGCCTTGCTCATCTGTGGGATCCGCGCCGAGCGCCGACCCAGCGCCTGGCCTCGCTGGCGGCGGACCTGGGCGTGCCCCTTTGGAACCCGGCCTGGTCGGACCCCAAGAAACGCCACGTCATCGCCAGCGCAATTCGGCTGATGCGTCGCCGCGGCACCCGCCAGAGCTTCGAGTCCTATCTGCGCTTCGTCGACGCCGAGCTGGTGGGCTTCCGGGCGCCGCCCCAGGTCGCCGCCGCCCGCCGCCACCCGACGGCCGATCAGCGCGCAGCCTGGGCCGCTCAGTTTCCGGAGTTGCGCGTCCACCGCCCGCGGATCCGCCACGCCCGGCCCAACCGCCTCGTCCTGGGCCGGTGCTGGGGCGGCGTCCGCCGCACGCCCGTCGCCGAGGTGGCAGGCCAATTTTCCGCGCCCAGGGGCGTGCTCATTCGCGACGGCCAGGAGCAGGCTGTGCGCGTGCGCGAGATCCGCGACCCCGAAGGCCTGGCGCCAGCCCATCTGCAGGTGGCCATCAGCTCCACCGCCCCCGCGACCACTGCAAACCGCCCGGCTGGCCGTCGGTTCGTTCCGCGTCGATCGACGGCGGGGCAGCGCCTGTACAATTACACGGCCGGCCCCGGCAGGGCCGATGTCCTGACCCCGAGCCCGACACCGCGGCTGATCGCGCCCGCCATCGGCAGGTCCCGCATCGTCCGGAAGGGCGCCATCGTGCCTGGGGCGGCGGTCGGCGGCGCCCGTCGCTTCCTGCGCAAGTCCAGGGCCCGCGAACAAACCTACGAGTCCCTGCGCCTCTTCGATCCGGCGCTGGCCGCGTCGGGCCGCATCCGGCCGCGCGGTGGCTTCACCCTGGGCAGAACCCGCCTGGGACAGCCAGCCTTCGAACTGCACCTGGACGTGGATCTGGCGCAGCGCCGAAAGGGCCGCCGGCCCTTCCCCTTCAGCACCCGTGGGCCGCTGCGCAGCCATGACCCTTCGCGCATGGCCGACGGCCTGGCCGCGGCGCGCGCTGCGAAGCTCGGCCGCGACCGGGTGTTCGTCCGTACCGGCCTCTACCGCCCAATCACCGTCGCCGACGCCATCCCGCTGGATGGCTCGTATCGCCTAGGCCAGATCGTCAGGAGCCTCTGATGGAACGCACCGTCATCTTTCGGGACCGTCAGACGGTCACCCCCGAAGACCTCTCCAACCCCCAGGAGTTCACGAAGGCCTCCCTGGACCACATCGTCGGCAAGGCCATCGAGCCCGGCCGGAGGTTCACGGGCTTCGTCGTCGCAGCCACCTCGGCCACCGTGGTGACCGTGGCCGAAGGCCTGCTGTTCTACGACGGCGCCGTCTTCGGCCGCGATGACCCGGGGGGCGTTGACCTCGACCTGCTGGGCCTCAAGCCCGACCTGCAGCAGAAGGTCGTGGCGATCGTCGCCTGGCCGCAAACGGTCGACATCGATCCCCAGGACCGGGATTTCGAGGTCGACGCGGAGAACGAGGTCTTCGAGCCCGATTCCGTGCCTATGGAGCGTCGCCGGCAGGCGCGCCTCGAGGCCGTGGGCGGGGTTGAGTCCGTGGCCCCGCAGCCGCCCCAGATCGATGGCACCTCCGTGGTCGTGGCCCATGTCACGATGGGTCCGGGCGGCATCATCTCGATCGCCCGCAACGTCGCCAAGGAGCTGCAGCCGCTCTCGGGTGTGCGCGAAGACGTCGCCGGCCTGAAGACCTTCGAGCAGGAAACCCGGCCCCAGGTCTCGACCCTCCGTTCCGACCTCGCGCGCCTGGCCGCGGACTCGGCGGCCAACGGCGACAAGGAGCTGCTCTTCCAGGTCGCGGGCGACATCGCCTCGGTGAAGGCGCGCCTCGACATTCCCGACACCTATGTCGGCTACCGCGCCCTGCCCTTCCTCGACGACAGCCAGTCCGACACCGCCGATGGCGCCTACGCCGCGCGGATCGACGAGGGCCTGCGCTTCCCCTTCGCCGACGACGCAACGATCGCGCTGGCCCTCCTCAACCCGAACCAGCCCTCTGCCAAGGTCTCCGCCAACGGACTGCTGCTGCCGACCTACACCAAGGCCGAGCGCCGGATCACCAAGGGCGACAACGGCACCCTGTCCCTGGCCGAGTACTCCAACCTCGAGAACCGCTCGCTGGTGAAGCTCTCCATGAGCCGCGAGCGGATCCGCTACGGCGGCGACTTCGAAGTGACTATGGGCTCCAGCTGGTGGAAGGGCGGCACCTTCACCGATCGCGCCAACGGCAGCATCCGCGGCGTGTTCGAGCGCCAGGGCGAGACCTTCCAGGTCTATGAGACGGGGCGCGTCGATCAGGACGGCCACAAGATTCTGCGCCTGGCGAAGTTCTGGCTCGATAGCGTGGCGACCCCCTACTGGTCGCGCCAGGTGACCGAGGACGTGGCCCTGGGCTACGCCCACGTCGAGACCTATCTGAACACACAGGATCGCTGGATCGTCGCCCTGGGCCCGCACATGAAGGGCAAACCCGCGAACGGCTCCATCACCGTCGGCGTCTGCGAAACCTATCGCGGCGAGCCCGACCTCGAGCGGATCGTGGCCATGACCACGGTGCAGGCGGCCGACGTCAAGCTGGTCGGCCAGTCCGGCGCCTTCCCGGAGATCCCGATCGAGCCGACCTTCCTCGAGAACGGAAAGCGCTACGGCTACTTCATCATCACCCAGCACGCCTTCCAGATCGGCGTCGCTGACGCCCAAGGGGGCGACACCTCCGGCGTCACCGGCCAGTACTTCTACGGGATGAACGGCGGCGTCTGGATCGCCGAGCCGAACTTCCACCTGCTTTGGCGCGACTACACCGCGGTCTTCCCCAAGTCCTCGGTGGACGTTGACCTGCAGCCGCTCCAGCTACTGAACGGCATCCAGATGATCGACGTCCTGCATGAGGGCGTCGTGCCCGGCTCGACCGACCTCATCTACTCGGTCCAGATCGGCGGGGCCTGGCGAGCCCTGGACGAGGCGGACCCTGACCTCCTGGCCACCCTGCCGGCCCTCGTCCCGTTCCGGGTGACCTTCCTCGGCACCCCCGACGTCATGCCGGGCATCCGCCTGCCCGGATCGTCGGCGACCGTCTCGCGCCTGGCCCTGGCGGCGGTCCACCCGTCGGCGGAAAAGGAGCTCGGCGCCGCGACCGACACCATCGTGGTCCGGGCCCGGATGCGGAACTTCGACGCGGCTCACCACACCATGGCCCTGAAGATCGACCGTGGCGGGGTCATCGAGACGCCCGACACCGTCGTCCCCGTCACCCATCCCGACGGCGTCGTCGAGCATCTGGCCACCTTCAACCTCGCGGCCAGCACGACCGATTATCGGTCGATCGTGGAGATGGCCACGGACTCGGCCCTGCGGCCCTTCACGGTCGCCGAGCTGATCGAAATCGCCGAGTAGGAGACCAAGCCTATGGCCAACAAACCAGCGACCCTGCCGACCTTCGAGGCCGACCGCTTCTATGCGGTCAACCTCGCCCGCAGCACGACGTGGAAGGGCAAGCCGCTCTCGCCTGCTCACAACCCCATCCAGCTGCGGGGCGATGTGGCGGAGGCGTTGCGCGCTGACATCCGCGCCGCCGCGCTCAAGGACTGAGCCTATGGCTGGAGCGGCCACCGGCTACGCCTGGGGATCCCGTGAGCCTCTCACCAAGGCCGCGATGGATCGCCGGTTCGTGGACATCGATACGCGCCTGGGCAAGAGCGAGGTGCAGCGGAAGTCCGAGGACGAGGCCTTCGCCGTGGTTCTCGACCGCGTGCTCTCGCGCTCCGAGGGAGTCATCGCCAATCTACGCGACCGGCTCCTGGCGATCACCGAGCTGCAGTGGCTGACGGCCGGATCCGATACGCCCGCCACGTTGGAGATCGGCGAGATCATCGCGCTCTCGATCCGAGAGGTTGACCGCGGGCTCTTTGCGCCTGGCCCCTTCGCACTGCTGTCCTGGACCGGCGGAGATCCGGATCACTACGCCATTGTCAGGACGATCGCCTACGATCGCGACCTGGGCCAGTGGGATGTCCGCACCGAGGCCTTCACCGGCGAAGCCGGCCCCCACGACGAGTGGCAGATCGCGGCCGTCGCTGGGGCGACCCTGGCGCAGATGGCGCTCCTGGAGCAGGCGCAGCTCGCCCAGGCCGCGACCGAGGACGCCCGTGACGACGTCACCCCCAAACACGAAGAGGTCGTCACCAAGCATGGGGAGGTGATCCCCGCCGCGGTGCAGGCGGCCACCGCCCGCAACCAGGCGGTCACGACGGCCTCGGGCCTCTTTCCCTGGGGCTTTGCCCAGGACGGCGTCTTCTGGACGCCCACGCCCGCCGGCGCGCCGGCAGCGCTCGCGGACTATGCGGCTGCAGGCGCCGCCTTCGTCACCGAGGCGACCCTCGGCCGAGTGCTGGAGTCGAACGCCCCGGGCCAGGTTCTACCGCGAGGTGTCCTCGCGCCAGTCCCTGGTCGCCGCTACCGGGTCGAGGCCCGTGCGCGGGTCAAGACGAACAAGACGGTGGGCGGCGGTGGCGCAGGCCTGGATCTCTACCAGTTGGACGCGGCGTTCGGGACGCCCACCCTGACGGCGGCTGACGTTCTCGCGGTCGAGGGTCTTCCCCAGGCAGACGCGGCCTTCACCACGGCCGATGGGGTCGTGACGTTCGCCTTGGACTACCTGGCCCCGGCTGAGCCGCCGCCCTATCTGCGCCCTCGGTTCTCGTGGAACCAGGAAGGCGGCGACGCGGTCGTCCAGACCCTGTCGATCCTGATCTATGACGTCACCGCCGCCTATGACGCCGACCAGCTGGCCGCCAGTTTCAATACCGCCGCCATCAATGAGCGGCTGGAGGACCTGGAGGATGGGAGCGCGATCAAGGCGACCGTGGCGCAGTACCGCGCCGGCGTGGCCGACGACGTGTTTCCGACGCCTGCTGTGGCCGTCGCCTCGGCCGCCCGTATCGCCCTGGTCCCGGCCGACACGGTGACCTGGGATATGCGCGACGGGTGGAATGCCCGGATCGCGCTGGACCGGGACAGCTTGATCGGCACGCCAACCAACGTCGCCGACGGCCTGCCCTTCTCCCTGAACATCAATCCCGGAGACTTCGTGCCTGCGTGGACGGCGTTCTGGGATTTCGGCGCTGCTGAAACCCCGGACCTTCCGCCCAATGTCTGGAGCAAGATCACCGGCCAGTACGACCCGACGACCGGCAAGGCGCAGGTGGGGGTCTGGGAAGGGAAGGCCTGATGCATCCCTACCCGAACGTCATGATGATCTCGCCGCGTCGGCCGCGGCGCTTCGACATCTCGCCGGCCTACTCCGGAAAGAGCGTCTGGGACCTCGACGTCGATGGGCCCTTCGCCCCGACCGGCGCTGGGATCTGGACGATCACCCCAAGGTCCACCTTCCGGACGTCCGTGAAGGCGTGGGGCGCGGCGGCCGGACGAACGGGCGGCGCGGCCACGGGCGCTGTGCGTCTTCGCTTCGACCAGGCCTACACCGTCGCAGCAGGCGCGCCGCCTCCCGGCCGCACTGGAGGCGCTCCAGGGGGCGGCGACGGTGGCTTTTCCGGGGACGCGAGCCTCAGCCAAGGTGGCGGGGGCTGGTCTGGGATCCGCGAGGAGAGCGGCCCGGCGAAAATCATCGCGGGTGCGTCAGGCGGTAACTCGGCATCCGGGGTCCAGGGCGGCGCCGGCGGCGGCCTTTCAGGCGAGGCGGGTCAGGCCGGCGCGGCGATCGGCGGCGTCGCCGGCACACAGGCCGTCGGAACGCCATTCGAGGGCGGCGATGGGCAGGGT